CCTGCTTGTCCATAAAATTCTTTATAATCCCAATATTCGTATCCTTTATTTTGGTTCAACTTGGGGTAAGAGTGTTCTTTCGGTTTCCACAGTCAAGGCTCACTTAGAAAAGAACCCGCTTATACAGAGATTCTTTGGATTTCAAGGGAAGAAAAACGGGGCGAATAAATGGACGGATGACGCCTTTGTTGTAGCTGGTAGAACTAAGTATTCTTTCAAGGAAGCCACGATGTCAGCGTCCGGGGTGGAAACATCCACGACCGGATTGCATTATGACCTTATTGTGTTTGATGATATCCATGACCCCGAGAATACAAAGAATTTTGAACAGATAGAAAATGTTAGAAATCATTTCATGCAAGGAAAGTTTTTATTGGATTCATCCGGTGAGATGTGGGTTATTGGGACGAGATGGAACCTGTTCGACCTGTATGGGTGGATAATTAAAAACATGAAGGACTTTTTTTCATTTTATGTAAAAACTTGCTATGATGGTCCCGGAAGCCCGACCGACCCGGATAGACTGGATGACCCACAGTTCACACCCAACGAGTCAACATTGCTTCTCCCCGAGGTTTTGGATTTTCAAACATTGCGTTCTTATAAGGTCATGCAACCGGAAGATTTTTCCGGTCACATGATGAATAGGGCTATCTCACCGGAGATGAACCCATTCAAACAGGAAGATATGCGGACATGGGAAAGGGAGGGAGAACTTCCGGTTATTACGGATAAATTCCTGACCATAGACTTAGCGTCATCGTCCAAGAAGTCCTCTGACTATACGGCACTTATTGTGGGTGGGTGGTGCACAAGAAATAAACTGTGGGTTCTAGATGCTGTTCGTGAGCACATGGACGAGAAACTTATAGCAGATACAATCTTTGAATTATGCCAGAAACACGGGCTTGATACCTATGGAGCAGAAAGCGGAGCACTCCTGAATTATTTAGAGCCGTTCATGCAGAATGAAATGGCTAACCGGGGGGTATATCTTATTTCTCAACCTCTCAAGGGATGGCACGGGACCAGCAAGGAAGAAAGAATACGAAGACTAATCCCATTCTGGAAAAACCATGCTATAATTTTAAGGAAAGACATGGATGAGCTGCAATATCAATTACTCATCGGTGGAGAGCATGACGACTTAAAGGATGCGTTAGCTTATCAAATTGAAATGCACATGCCAACATCCATAACGGAGGAAGAGATAAGGTCAAGGGATGCGGAAACGGCGGAAGAGATGGAGTCCGCCAGACAGAAAAAAAGCAATGAGATTATGATGTCCCAGATAGAGTCTGATTTAGCAATGAGCAGGGGGGGTGATTTCCCTGTATCTGGTAATGGGGAGGACTGGTGATGCTTCAACCTTTGCACCACAATGTTCTGGCAAGGATAGTGAAGGAACAGGAAACTTTTAAGAGTGGGTTGTTTATTCCCGAGACGGTGGATACGAACGCAAAGACAGAACTCTCTGAAGTCATAGCGGTTGGAAGTGAAGTGAGAGAGGTTGCTGTCGGGAATATGATTGTTATCCAGAGGCACGATGGAATATCGACAAATAAAGACGCTACGGAGCTGGTGATACATGAGTCGCAAATCCTTGCTATTGTTGAAGGCGTGTCTATTAAGAATGAGAAGGGAAATTAATCGTGTTGGAGTATGTCGTTATTGGTTTAATGGCGGTAGCCCTCGCGTGGGAAAAATACCAATCTTGGAAAATCATTTCTCGTGTTATTCCGAAACATCAAAAACCAAAAGAGGAAGAAAAAGAAATAGATGACGAGCGAAGAAAGTTAGAGGCCGAGTATGAGAGTTTCTCGGATAGGGAGTCTTTAACTGATGTTGAAGTTCGTAGGTTAGATTATATCATGAAGAAGTTAGGGGAGACTGGAGATTTGAATGTCTAAGAATTACGTTTTAGAATATCCTGAAAATGTAGAAGAGGTTATTGACGAGAACAGGCGTTTTTATAACGAAGCAAAAGATAAGCGGGGAAGCGTAGAAGAAAACTGGTTCCTTAATACTGCGTTCCAGCAAGGTCTGCAATATGTCAAGTGGCTTTCCGACCAGCGCACCCTTACGAACAACTATGCTCCCACTTGGAAGGTTAGACATGTATCTAACCTGTGCTCCCCAGCTCTTAGGGTTATGAAAAGTCACATTCTTGGTAGTGAACCAATCGTCCATGTCCATCCGTCTAAGACAGATAATGAGAGTAAAGAAAGCGCAAGGATAGGTGATAAGTGGATTCAATGGGTTTGGTATACGGAAAATTGTTTTGAAAAACTACTGAAAGCATACGATAGCGTTCCCACAAAAGCAGACCACTACTGGAAAGTTTTTTGGGATAAATCAAAAGGTCAAACGCTCACATATCCGAAGTCCCAGATAGAACCCAACGATTTTCCCATCATTGAAGATGGTATTCAAAAAATCAACGAAAAGAATGAACCATTATTTTATAAATTAGACTTAAACGGTAACCCAGAGATGGAATCGGTAAAAACGGGCGGAGTGTCAATCAGTAACGTAGAGGTTGAATCGCTATTCGTGGACCCGGCGTCCACATGCGATGATGACTGTAGATGGAAACAACACGTCTATCCAATGGACGTTCAGGAGATAGAAGGAGTATGGGGAGTTCCGGTTAATCCAGAACAAGAACTTATCTCAACTGGTTTTGACGCACAATTATCAAGTCTGCTGGGAATTAATCGAGAGTATCGCTATGGTCGTTCGGCAATGGTCATAGAGAGATGGGAAAGGCCATCTCGAAGGTTCCCCAAAGGAAGAGTTATTGTAACTTGCAACGGTAAACTTTTGCAGTATATCGAAATTCCCAAAGAGTATCTTCAGTTAAGAAATCCATTCCCATTTATCCATTACAGGATGGAGAGTGTTCCCGGTTCGTATTATTCCAAGACTCCATTCACCGATGCTCGTGGCCCGCAAAGAACAATCAATATTATTATTTCCAAGATGGCTGAACATGTAAAATTAATGGCCTCGGGGAAATGGATAATTGCGGACAGAAACAATGTTCCCGATAAATATATCACTTCAGATATTCAGGTCATGAGATATAAATGGGCTCCCGGAGTAAAAGAACCGCACCAAGCCCAGTTAGCCCAAATGCCCGGTTATCCGCTAGAACTTCTTGGATTAGTGACGCAACACTTTAATGATATTCTTGGGATTCATGATGTGTCTCACGGAAGACCACCTAAAGGTATCAGGGCTGGAACGGCATTGGCGGCATTACAGGAAATGGATGTATCGCAACTGGAGCCTGTCATTAAGGCAATGAAGTCGAGCTTATCAGACCTCGGAAAAATGCTTTTATCTATCGCTCAGGTGAGATGTTTAATTCCTCAGATGCTGACCATTGTCGGAAAAGACAAAGAGTTTTATGTTGAACAATTTGTAGGTTCAATGGTTGACCTAGAAAGCAATGTTACTTGTGAGCAGGACACGGCTCTTCCACAGAACAAGGTGTATCGGGAAGAAATGCTCAAGGGTAGATTGCAAATAAACGCTATCAGTATACGAGAATATCGAAAATTTATGGAAATTGAAGACGACGAAATTGATTCTAGGGAAAGGATTGACGAGGCAAAGGCAAAGTGGGAAAACTCACAAATGGATAAAGGAGTTCAATGCGAGGTTGTTGCTTATGACTATCATCCCGACCATCTCCGTGAGCATTACGATAGAATGAAAGACCCTAATTATATTTTAAATGTTCCACAAGAAATTAAAAATCTCTATCAAGCTCACACGACCGAGCATGCGAATCAGTGGTCTCTGGGAATGATGACCCCGGACTCGCTAATGAAACTAACTAAGGATGGGTTGCAACAGCCCACCCCACCGCAGGCGCAATCTTTTCCGGGAAGCGAGGTTGTCACTTCGGGAAAAACAATGCCCAGGACACAACCTTTATAAAAAAGCATAATATTTACAAAAGTCATGGTAAAATGTAGATTAAAAGAAAAGAGAGGAGCCAAATGTTCAATCGAGGGCAAGTCGTTGATGCTATGATGAGCGAAGACGAAGGAATGAAACTTCCCGAAACTGGGGAGGTATCTTTAGATTTATCTTTATTTCCAGAATTGCAGAATAAAAAGGAGGGGGAGACGGCGACGGTAACGGTAAAGATAAAAGCCATTGCTGGAAGGAATGTTATTGTTGTCCCCGGTGAAATTGAGGCAGAAGAGCCGGTAATAAAGCCAGGAACTGAATCGTATCAAGAAAAACCAACTTTAGGGGAGGTATAAAATGAGTGAAGTCCCAGTTGTTGCTGAGGCGGGAAAAACAGCTGTTGCGGAACCACCGAAAGTGGAAGTGAAAGCACCAGAAGCAAATATTGAACCGATAGTAGACGAAAAAGTATTTGAGTTGCAGTTCCAGAAAGAAAGTTTGGAACGGGAACTTAATGAACTAAAAAACGATGAAGCCTTTAAGCATCTTATCACGATGAAACAGGTTTTGTCGTTGAAACCGGAAAACCGACAGAGGACGAGGGACTTCCTCGCTCAACTCTCGAAGGATACGATTCCAGACGGTACCTCAATAGAGGATATGACGCCTGAGCAAAAACGTATTCAAGAGTTGACCGAACAGGTCAGTTCACTGATGGAGAAAGACAGAAAGGCAGATGAGAATAGGTCACTCGAAACGCAGAAAGCGGCTTTAAGGAAAGATTGGGGTAAGATTGAGGTAATGTATCCAGAACTCAAGAACCCTATCCTTAAAAAAGCCGTTCTTTTTGAGTATAAAGAGGGTGGAACCAAGTCTCTTCTGGAAGTTGCAAAAAGCGTTATGAAGGAACATAAACTTAATCCTTTGAGCGCAAATGTCATACCAACTGAAACTTTGCAGAAATTAAAGGAAGCTCCAGCGATCACTGCTGGTGCTCCCGGGTCGGCGACAGAACCGCCTAAATACAAAAACGTAACTGAGGCGATGGAAGCCGCCGCGGCCAGAGTTTCTGCGGGTTAAAGAAAAAGGAGAAATAAATGACCATTCAATTAGATGCCCTGTTAAAAGACAGGTATGTTGCCAATCGTTTCATGAACCAAATCAATGAGGCTACCATTGCTCTTGATAATATCGAAAAGACCAGCAAATATGTGGACTTTTCAGGTCGTCAGGCAAAATTCCCTATCCAGTTAAGCCATCCTCAAGGATTCGGTTTTGCTGGCGCTACGGATGATTTCCCGACAGCCGTTGACCCAACGCTCACTCAGGGTGTTGTGGACATGGCTTGGTTGAAATTTGCCATTAAGGTCGAGATGGAACTAATGGAGCGCTCCAAGAACGACGCTGGTGCTTTTGCTCGTGGTGTCGGCTTGCAAATGGATTCCATCGCCCCCGCAATGCGTAGGCATGTGAACTTCCTTATCCTGAACTCCAACGGTGCCGGTAACATTTGTTACTTGACCGCAGATGCAACTAGCACTTCTCATGTTGTGTCTGACGTGACCAATCTCGAGGTCGGTATGCGTGTGGCGGCTATCACTCGTGGTGCGAACGCTGATTTCAGTGCGTCCTCAACCGTCGTGGCAGATACAACCATCACCGCTATCGTTCCTTCGACCAAGACCGTAACGTTCGCGGATAGCATTAACGCTGGAGACCCAGCCGCCGCAGCAACAACGACTTGGATATTCAGATACGGCGAAAAAGGGAAGGTTATTCTCGGTATCCCTGCCGCTCTGGATGGAACCATTGATACCTATCTGGGAGTTTCTCGTGCGTCCTATGGGTCATTTAATGGCGTGGTGAACACGACCGGTACTAAACCTACCACAGTGGCTATCACGGAAGCACCTCTGTATATTGGTGACACCGTTATCAATAAAACGGGCATCAATAAAAAAATGTATCTAGCATCGCATGAACTAATCAACGGTCTTGCCCAGACGTTTGGCACTCTGCGTCAGTATAACGACGCACAGGCTGTCAATCTTAAGGGTGGGTATCGTGGGTTAACGTTTAGCGATACGTCCTTCTTTGCGGATGAGCAGATGCCGGGAAGCATGGTATATATGCTGACACCTGAAACATGGCAGATACATCAGACCGGTGACCTGAAGTGGGTAGAACCTACTCCGGGAAACATTCTCCAAAAACCGGCAGGGAAATCCTACTGGGTTGGTGAAGGTTACTGGCCATTCCAAGTTGTCTGCGTTCGTCCCAATGCGAACGTTATCAACGACAACCTGAAAGCGTCCTAGTTTTAAGAGTCTTGGGTGTTCCTCTTAAAAGACACCCATTTTTTACTCTTGAAAGGAGAATAAAATGTTATTTCCCAATATGAGAAATTTTAGGCTAGACCTAGATGTTAATGGTGTCCAGGTGGTTACTATTACTTTAACTGGTGCCGCAAGTGGAACCGGAGACACGGGAACTGCGTTTTCCAATACTGACTTTATGGTATTGGCCGTCCCTGACGACGGTAGTGTGATCGGCGGGAAAATGGATAGCAATGTCGTAGCTTATGTGGTTGATGCCAACACGGTCGGTGTTAAGACCGTAGACGGTGCGGTTTATACCGGAGACATCAATGTTATTTGCATGGGTGAAATGGCGTAATGGCTGACGACAAATTCGGGATATTTAAGGATATGACGGGCAAACGGAGACTCCTGTTAGGGGTCAAAGAAATGCACGAGCATAACCTTAATATTCCGAAAGAGTCGGACAGGAAGTATCGTAACGACATGGAAGCCTTTGCTAAAGAGTGGCATAAATCACATGTTAGAAATGCGGTAAGCGTCTCTGTCCCCTCGAGCATGGGTTCCCTATAATATAACGGGAATGGAATATCATGGATAGAGCCACCATTAAATCATCTATTATATCTCAACTCTCTGGCGACCCCTATGTCGTTGGAACCGGACCGGGTAGTCCGGGTGATACGGACATGAATTTATTTATCAATGAGGCATTGGATATTATCGGCAGGAAGACTCCGTTAATGAATGATAGCGTTTCAATCAATACGGTATTAAATCAAGCGGAATACGAACTTCCTACCAATATTGCTCAGGTAAAATCAGTAACATGGGATGGTCACTCGCTATCTCCTATTTCGTTTATGGAGAGAAATAGGCAAATGGACGGAATAGTTGTTTCCGTATCCTCCGGGTTTCCATATCAGTACTACATCAGGCGGAAAACAAATAGCAATGTCATATCCACAGGTGGGACCGACCCGCTGACCTCGCTACTTCCATCACCATTGCTAATAGGGTTACTTCCTTCTCCGGGGTCAGTTAAGGTTTTATCCATTGAATGTTCTTTATATTTAGGACATCTTTCGATTGACCAAGACATACCCCAATTCACACCGCAATTCCACGATATGATAGTTGATTATGTATTATCGAAACTATGGTTTAAGAAAAAAGAATATTCGTTGTGCCAATCCGCTAAAGACGATTTCAGGGAAAAATTGAACGACTATGGGTTATACATACAGCAAACATCTTCTGGAGAAGAAATACCCCAGAGGGTAGACGATATTTCTTGGGGTCTTTAAATGAGGCCGTTCAGATATGCCGTTCCGGGAATTGGAACGATGGGGCAAAACGACACTCTCGCAAAACACTCCATTAAAGACCAAGAACTAGTCGTATCTAACAATGTGTTTGGTGATGAGATTGGCGGTTCATCTTTTCAACCATACGCCGTAAGATACGGAAATCCTCTTCCAGACGGTGGCTCTTGCGGTGGGTGCTGGGAATATAAGACTCACGATGGTACATATTATCTGATATCCGCATCAAAGAATGGGGCATCTAGTCACCTTTACTGTACCCGTGACGGTAAGACGTGGACGATAGCAAATGACGGGACAACTAATTTAATATTTGACGATACGTTTACCCCAGAAGGATGGGTGTTTTTTGATAAGTTTTGGGTTACCGATGGAAATTCAGACGTATGGACATTCAATGGAACTGATTGGATAAAAGCGGGGACATGCAAGGCGGCGTGGAGCGATGATGCCGGTGCCGTGGTCGCCGGGGAACATAAATACGCCATATCAATTACCGTTAATTCGGTGGAATATATTCTTGGTGTCGCAAGTAACGCTCCGTCTGTTTCTGGGGCAAAGGGAAGCATTGAATTAACCCATATACTATTAGGTCCACTAGCCGGAACAACAAAAAGAACTGTTTATAAAACAAAAGCGGACGAAAACACATTTTATAAACTGGTTGATATTTTGGATAATTCCACAACGACCTATGTTGACAGCGCCGATGATAGCGCACTTTCCTCGATTATGCCGTCCACCGCTGATTCATCTACAGTTATCGCCCCAGTCCCAAAGGCATACTATCCCGTTTCGCACGACCATAGGATGTTTCTGCTGAAAGACCCGGACGACCCCACGCTTATATGGTATTCAGAGTTTGATTGTCCTCATCTTTTTAAACCAACCAACTATGAACGACTTCCAATAGAGAGTGAAGTTATTTGGGGTGGTGCTTCATTTTACGGAGAACTCATCGTAGCCACTGAAAACAACCTTTGGATATTAATGGGAGATAATGTTAATAGCCGGTTCAAATTAGAGAGAAGGGTGGAGGGGATAGGCTGTTTATTCCACAGGACCATGAAACCATATTTTAGGGGGGAACAGCAATTAATAGTGTTTTTATCAAGAGATGGATGGAGGGGGTATGACGGAAGCAAAAACCCTCCGTTGTTATCACGACAGATAAAAAAGATGTTCCATAATGTTCTTCAACCTCAGCAGATAGTGGGAAATAAATCCTATTCTACTCAGGGTGATTGGGCGGCGGGAACGATATCGCAATCAGGGACTCCGGCATCGGATGACCTAAGTTTAACCACAAAGACGGGTTCTGTTGTCTTAGCAAGAGCCGCTCAGGTCGTTGGATATCCTCCCGTAAGTGGGTGCTATTATCAAGTAGAGGGATTTGCAGGCGTTAATACATCTGACGCAGTATTTGTTTCTCCCGCATCGGGTGGATGGGATAACCCGTTAAATTATCTTAAATCATTGGTGGCAATTGGCGGAGGAGTTCAGTATAGAATAGTCATGCCAACCATTGGGTTCAGGGCAGACACGGCATCTTTCAATTTTAGGATGAGATTGAACGGTGTATCTAGCTGGTCGTGCAGACACTTTTTTGTTTATATCACATACGATAATGGGGATGGAACTACATCTATCCAGTGGGTGCATTATTTACCAGACTCTTTCTCTGCCACAATTTTCCCATATTCTTTGGACTGGGCGCAACATACAATTACCGTTGCCACCGACCCTAATAAGAAAATCATAGAAATGTGTATCAATGTGGCATTTGAGAATAGCGGGAATGTTCCTCCGGCTGGGTCTGGTCCTAACATGGAATTTTACTGCGGTGGAAGCGCATATTCTTACACGCCATATAAAACATACGGAAAATGGAAATCAGATATTATAGATACGACAATTACCGGAATGAAAACTTGGAATAATCTAAACATTTTGGATGTTCCCAATGGTCACTATATTAATTATTACATACGGGGGGCAGATGATACATTTGACCCGGATGACGACACAACTCCTACATGGATTTTAACAAATACGAACAGCGATGATTCCGACCCGATAACACTACCGGTGACGAATAAATTTGTGCAATTAGCGGCAGAATTACAGCAAACCGGAGTTACCATTTCTGACCCAACGCCATCCGATGCGGGAGAATACTATTCAGCGTCGAGCGGGCTATACCCAGACAATACGGGAACGGGTGTTCCATTCACAGTCCTTTCCGGAACGACCCAGTTCGTTATTGTTAATGGTGATGAAAAATCTCTATGGCTTGGGCAGAACACCGATGACCAGGCATTGCTTTATAGAGGACTCACGGCAGACACAACTTTTGTTGATACTACCGGATGGTCGGTTTCAATGAAATTTAAAACAGACGGTTCAACGCAGGGAAAGACATGTTTTTATGTAGAGGATGACGCGATAGGTATCGGTGTTACTTTTGACACGGCAACAAATAAGATTTACTTATTCGACATTGCTGGTGATTTCAGCATTATTTCTGCGGAGGGAGACCTTTCCGTTACTGGTGATTTTGGGGCTGGGATTGCTGACGGTGACTGGCATGTAATAAAATTATGTGTAAAAAACTCGTCCGCAAAAGTATATTTTGACGACAGAGTTTCTCCAATTATTGAAGGGGTATGTAACATGCCAACAATGAGCAATCCACAGGGACTCTATGTTGGAAGAAGGTTCGACACGGTTGGTGATTCTACCCCGTTCTCTAATTATATTTATTGGATTAAGTGGGACAATTCTGGTCCCGGATACCCGGTAGTATCTGGCGTTGAGGATAACAATTCCCCTGAATTAGTTTCAATGTATCTTTCATGGAAATCGGCAAATGATGGAATAGACCCGACAACCTCAGCGTCCTCTGTTTTCTTTGGGGATAGGTATCTCTGTGCTGTCACAGAAGATGGGGAGTTCTCATAATGGCATTAATACTCAGGGATACATTTACTGGAACGGTTTCCGCCACATGTTTAACTGACGGGACGCATAAACTTGATGTTGGTGTCGGTGGAATAACCACTCAATCATGGATAGCATTATCCGGCGGTGGCATTTACGGGATAGACGGGTCTGGAAGCGCCGAAGAAACAACGGAGGGAACTAACGATTTACTTCCCGGTGGAGAAGATAATGGCGATGGGGTTGTGGCTGAAGCGGGCGTTTCTGACTGTAATGTTTCTGCTATTTTCAGCGAGGACAGCACCCCGGCTGGAAAGGGATGGAGAATACTTGGACGGGTAACCGATAGAAGCAACGCCATAACATTGTCATACACACAGGGTCAACTCTATTTATGGAAATTAGAGGGCGGACTATATACTCTCCTTGGAAGCACATTTCACGAGCCACAGGTTGGGGATAGAATAACCCTTCACATGAAAGGCGGAGGGCTTACAGCAACCAATACATATCAGGACATAGGAACTCCCGAAACAATTATTGATACCGTGGTATGCGATTTCAATAAGACCGTAACTAAGCATGGTTTGGGGCATGGGTATCAGCAAGGAAAGTGGTCTGATTTTAGGGTAGACGGAATTGAAGCGACAATACTTCCCACGACCGAAAACTATAACAATGTCATTGCCATACTGGACAAAAACGGATTTTGGACATTCAAGAGAGGTGTCTTTCCCGGGGCGATGTGCGTATTCAAAGGTCAACTGATCTGGGGAGAATCGAACAGTCCAAATTTTTATTGTTTAAACTCGGAAACAAAATCCCAACCCAATCCATCCACATTTATAGAAAACGGGGCCATTGTGGATAATCCTCATTACGATGACGCTAGGGTGGCGGGAATAGTGGAAACCAAGCATTTCGATATTGGCGCTCCTGAATATTGGAAAGAATTTGTAGCGGCAGATATAAC